AACAACTACGACGTGGCATATCTCGACGATTTGTACGGCAAAAAGTCCAACAAAAATATGCTCACGGTTCGCGTATCGAACGATGCGTTCTTCCGTCGCATACTCGTCGATATCTGCTATCGCCTCATAACGAACAGCAAATACGGCGTAGACGGATACAAGGGTTACAAAGACGAAACTGCGTCCAACTAATCACGGCTAATCACGTCAAGTAAGCGTACTAATAGGGCGTCATTGCGATACATGACGCCCCTGATATGCGCTAATATTGTAAAAAAACGAAACCGAATCGTGATTGCGATTGATTTTCACGTCGCGCTATGCTATAATATACATAACATATTAAGCGAGGTATATTATGGCGGACGATAGCAATAAAAAAACATCAAAGGCTGGCTTTTCTTCCACCAAAGAAGGCGGCTATGCGTCGCAAAAACGATATCGGGCAAATCATCCCGATAAAATAAGAGAGCAGAAGCGTAAACAGCGCGAACGCTCGCGTGGTTTGATATATGAGCCAAAATTGCGCATACCTATTGAAAACAAATCCGTGCTTGAAAAACTTCTATCCGATACGGGGCTCAATATAACACAATTGTGTATAGGTGCCGTTGAAGAAAAGTATGGCGTGACTATTCAAAAACATCTTGACAAATCAGACACATGATGATATACTTTTTATAGTATAGCATTCGTGGTGGTTTGCTATATGCCCGTTTCTACGGGTGGTGGTGTGTTTTTCGCTTAAACGAAAAACATTTCATTGCGTTTTGGGGGTATCGTAAACCCCCGTCCTTTTTTATAATCACATCTCGCAAGATATGTTTTTGGCAACTTACAGTTACCGCAAAAAAATCAAATAGATGATTGCGTTAGCTGGTTGCTTGCACGCTTGCCGCCAATCATCTTAAAACATATAAGGAGGTATAGCGTGAAAGACAAAATTGACGAACTGCTCGACTACTATGTAGATCATATGCCCCGCACCGCCTATCTCATAAAAAACGCAGAGCGTTATCCGCTTGTTGAAAAAGCGGTAAGAGAAATCTCTGAAATAGCTTTGCTTTGCGATAGCGATGCGAAAATTACAATTCGTCCAGACGAACTTGTGGGCACAACTCTTTGCTTGGAAATCACATCAAGCCTATTCGTTGTTGATATGATTGACAAATTTTGCGAGTTGCTAAAATATGCGAATACGTTTGAAGCGTGTCCACTGACTACAGGTGATGTTTCTGTATCAATGACATTCCAAGACGCTTGGATACCCGCATCACCCAAAAAGTAAATACAAACCTAACGGCACCCTTGCGGTGCCTTTTTTATTCTCATAAGGAGTGTACATTATGGATATCGTGACCGCCGAAACCATCGGCAAAAAATCGAAAGCGTTAAAGCATTGCGACAAACTGCTCTCGAAAATCGACAAGAACGGCTCGGCAAAAGTCAAACTTAACTGCACCGGCGTGGAATTCGTCGTGCATAAGGATGATGCGATCTACTGCCGCATCCAACGCACCAAGTATGCGTTACTTGACGAAATCAGGTCGTATGAGCTGACGACACGCTCGCAAAGAGCAATCGAACAGCCCGTTCACAGAACCGCCCCTGCCCCCGTCGGCGCAGCACCCGAATCCGAAGTGCTTTCCGCCGAACAAAAGGCAAAAGCAAAGAAAGCGGAATATAATCGCCGCTATCGTGAAAAGAAGAAAGCACAGACAAATCAGCTTACCTTCTTGAACGAATAAAAAAATTCAAAAAAATCAAAAAAAGTTTGTAAAAACGCTTGACTTATGTCTAAATATGTTTTATAATCGTCTTGTCAATCACCAATGACACCTGCGAGGTGCTTAAATTTTTTAAGGCTTTTACGACATATTTAGACACTTTCGCACCGCCAGCACAGGTCTTATACCTCACAAACACCTCCCTCGGTAGGTATCCCCCTTTGCCTACCGAGTGGCTGGCGGACTTCACAATCGTATTCCTTACCTAACGGTTTGGGCTTTGGGTAAAACTCAAAGTATCAAAATGTCAGGGAGACGGACAGGCGCCGCAGGCAGCTCCGCGGGACGACGGCACCGCCGTTGGACATCGGGCTGAACAACCAAGGTCTTTGGAGCAGGTCGCCTCACCATTTCGAGTTAATAATTGCAGACGATAAGTAACATTTCTTTAAGTTCCTTATTCTCAATGACCTCTCGTTACGGTAACTTGCGAATTTTTCCCGTATCCAAGCTTCTCCGGAACCTTCTGAGATCACCTTCTACGTTACACAGGATTGTGAATTGCATAAAACATATTTAGACACAAAGGAGTTAGGATTATGTCTAATAGTATAAGGTTACACGCAAAGTACGGCTTAAATCCCACCCTATCGACCTGCTTCTATTGCGGGAAAGAAACGGGCGAAATTGCTTTACTCGGCGCGAACTACGACGGCGAAGCACCACAACATATGTGTACGAGCCTCGAACCTTGTGCCGAATGCAAAGAAAAGTTCAAGGACGCAGTGCTTGTTGTTGAAGCACGGCGTGATGAACGCGACAAACCCATACCGACAGGTCGTTGGGTGGCTATCAAAAAAGAATGCGTTACAGTTCCGAATAAAGGAATTGTGTTTACGGACATCGAAACGATGAACCAACTGCTGGCTGTGCCGGCGTAACGTATGTACCCAAACGGTTATTCCAAATACATATCATTTTTGGGCATTTGGTCTTACCGAATGTAACAAAACGTTGTCTCATTTTGACGTAAACCATCATGAAGACATCACGGGCTACCGCCCAGTTCTGTCTTCATCATCATTTACGCAAAATAACATGGATTGAAAAGGAGGCGCGAGCGCCTCCACACTCCGTTACTCAGCTCAGTCTGCGACGAGCTTCGTAACTTTCAATCCTTACCGCGTTTGGGAAATATAAAATCCATAAGGAGATTGTTATGGCACAGAATTTAATAGAGCACTGTATGTCAATTTGCGCAGATATTCCTGATGAATTGATTTACAATATATTGCTTAACTGCGCAACACTTAGCGAACCGCGTTGTAACAACTGCCCACTCTTGCCATTCAAATATACCAACGACTGTACCGCTAAGATAGCAAGGCTTTCTTTGACTTATATTACTCGGTTGCAGAATTCCGGTGCTCTCAATCGATAAAAAAGAGGTTTTATGCAAGAGTTAGAAAATCGCAAAAACATTCAATGGTTTGATGTCAACGACAAGTTGCCACCGCCCGACGAGGAAAAGTGCGGCAGCGCCAGCGTAGTTGTTATAGTGTCCGAAGATAAAAATGCTATTGCCCTTGGATATTACGCATATAATGCAAATCGCTGGTTTTACTATGGCGTAGGCAGAACAACGATAAACTTTGAAAAAATTAAGCATTGGGGCATCATTGACTGCAATGATTTTCCTCGCCTCGGGTGTGCTTATTATACGCCAGGAAGATGGTTCGGGAAATATCAAGTCAAAAAGTTGTATTGGTGCGACGATCACATTGATAAAGGCATTTTAAGCGCAGGGCTTGCATTTGCAACATACGAAGAAGCACTTGCCCATATTCCTAAAAAGTTTACTCAAAAACCCAAACGAATGACTGTCGGAGAGCTTATTAAAGCTTTACAAAAATACGATAAAAATCTTGTTGTCGCCGGATATAGCTACACCGACGAATGCGACTTTGCAATATCGAAAGTAAGAAAAGTCAAAGTGCACGAAGACCGTATTGGCAATTTTTACTGTCAAGCCGGAACATCGTTTGAGAATGATGACATCGGCAAGGAAGTAATAGTACTTGCGAATACGGAGCAATAAAGGAGTAATATGACACAAGAAGAAAAACTTATTGTATCGGCTTACACGGGATTTCTTATGACTAATTTTGGAGAGCTACACGAGTTTATTGAAAAGCAACTCGGTCGCTCTGTGTTCACTCATGAACTCGCCTCGGAAGCCGTTCAAAAAGAGCTCCAAGACAAAGTTAAACCTCAGTTCCTCGCTTTGTGCAACAACACTCAATAAAAGGAGTCTTTTATGGAACAATTATTCCCCAAATTGAGAGCCTGTCAAGAAGATTATCGAGATATGCGCGGCGTATTTATTATTCTTGCTTTTGTTGTTAAAAATGACGAAGTGCTTGCCGTCGGATATCGAGAAAACGATCATTCACACAGGCTTGATGTCGAACCTGTTAAAAATTTATGTATATTAAATAACTAATGTTGAAAGACGCTTACAACAACTTACATATAAACGGTAAAAAATATTCTCCTGTAAAAGAATTTGAGCGGGTTCAACTCCCGCAAACTTAAAGCGTCTTGTACTTACATTTGCTCATCAGTAGCGTCGGCTGATGAGAGCCTGTCATGGCAACCCGTGGGCTTAAAACATTGGATGGCTGCTGGCGTTTATAGTTATCGCCTGTAAAACTATATATAGTAAAGGCACATACAGCAATTATTTAGATCAAATTTTTATGGTAAATTTAACATCTATATTTTGTGCCTTGTGTTAAGGGAAGAATGTGTTGTTATTGCGAAATGGGTAGGGTTCGCACACAGCAAACACGTTTACAGCTAAAAGAAGAAATTGATACTTTCCTCACAAAAACCACTTTCTTCCCTTCCCTACCTTTTATGGAGATGTAGCTCAACTGGATAGAGCGTCGTTAAAGACGAGTCTTGTTAGGCTCATACAGCAACTTTACTTTTGCATAGGGTGCCGAAGGTTGTAGGTTCGAGTCCTACCATCTCCATCATTTGGGAGCGTAGCTCAGTTGGTAGAGCACGTATCACTACGAGGTTTGTAAAATCTCTCACAGCAATTTTACTGAATAGCCTTTTAAGCTCGTGGTCGTGGGTTCGAGTCCCACCGCTCCCATTCTTTCGTACCATCAACTCAAAGACGGTAACAGCAACGTTACAAAACAAGGACTTGAAATCTCTTTTTGAATCCCGTCTTGGAGTTAAAATCTCATATTTTAATTCATTGGAGGTAACTATGAACAACTTTATGGACAATCTCAAACGCACGCTCGGCGAAGACTTCAACGAATCGCGTACCGAAAACGGCGCGGTTGGGTATCGTACTTCGGGCAAGGCTTTGCTCGACATCAACTTTGCGGTGTCTTCGTTACGTAACGAGGTTCCTGCAAATATCAGAGCGAGATTTGCAAAGGCATATTACGAAGATAAATTGCTCGCTATCAAGTGGCTGTTCTATGCCGGCGATGTTCGTGGCGGTCTTGGTGAACGCAGATTGTTCCGTATCGGTATGGAATATCTTATTCAGGAAGAACCTGCCGTTGCGTTGAAACTTCTCAAGCTCATCCCCGAATACACTCGATGGGATAATCTCATCGTTCTGCTCGACACCGCGCTTCACAACGAGGTTGTGGCAATCATCAAAGAGCAGCTGGACAGTGATATGAGCAATTATGGTCGCAAACAACCGATTTCGCTGTGTGCAAAATGGATGCCGTCCGCAAATGCTTCTTCCGCAGAAACTCGCCGCTATGCAAAACTGCTTATCGGTCAGCTCGGCATCACTGAGAGACAGTATCGTAAAATGCTCTCCGCTCTGCGCTCTTATACGAACGTAGTAGAAGTTAAGATGAGCAACCGTGAGTGGTCGGCGATCGAATACGCAGCGGTTCCGTCGAGAGCGAACCTTATCTACAACAAAGCTTTCTTGCGCAACGACGAAGAACGCCGTAGAGAGTATCTTTCCAAGCTCGAAAGGGGTGAAACAAAAATCAATGCGGGTGTCCTCTTCCCTCACGATATCGTTCACAAATACAGCAAAGGAAGCTGGGGCGGTCTTTTGGACAAGGATACCGCCCTTGAAGAAATGTGGAAGGCACTTCCCGATTACGTCAAAGAAAACGGCAACACGATCTGCGTAGCCGACGGGTCTGGCAGTATGACTTCGACGGTTGGTGGTACGGGCGTTTCTTGCCTCGATGTCGCCAACGCTTTGGCAATTTACTTTGCCGAAAGAAGTTCGGGGCAGTTCAAAGATAAGTACATCACGTTCAGCGAACATCCGCAACTCGTCAACCTCGCGAGCGGCAAATCGCTTCGCGATAAAATAGGCATTGCTCGCACCCATAATGAAGTTGCAAACACAAACATCGAAGCTGTGTTTGACTTAATATTAACAACTGCGATAAAAGCACACATGAAGCAGAGTGAACTGCCCGCAAATATCCTTATCCTCTCCGATATGGAATTTGATTCCTGTGCGGTATCTTCTCGTCGATCAGGATATGGATATGCGAGGGTTGACGAAAAGCTTTTCTCTGTTATCGCAAAGCGTTATGCAGAGCTCGGCTACAAACTCCCCCGCTTGGTTTTCTGGAATATTTGCAGCCGCACGGGAACTATCCCCGTAAAAGAAAACGAACTCGGCGTTGCTCTGGTAAGCGGTTTCAGTCCCGCCATTGTCAAAATGGTTCTCAGCAATTCCACCGACCCGTTTGAGTGCTTGCTTGAACAACTTAACAGCGAACGTTACGCTCTCGTAGAGCAAGCCGTTAAGGGTTAAGATATATAAAATATCGGTCATCAGAAAAGACTACGCCATTGTAATTGAAAGCGTAGCGTCCGAAGCGGGCTCCGCCCCACTCTCCTCTTCCTGCGGTAGGCATAGAGGGCAATTAGATAATCCAAAATGGAACGGATGCGTAATCAAGTCGAAGTGTGATCCCGACACTAAGATTGATGCGGAGTGAGCGAATAACTTACAGGTCGCTATTAGTCCTGAGAAGCAGGGCTTTGGTTGCAAGTTCCTATTGACTTGCACACCGAGAACTATAAAGGAGCGCAATACAGAATAGGTAATGTAATTTGCAAAAACGAATAAGTTCCCTCGAACTTCTCGTTTCTCCGTTACTATTGTTTATAAAAGTGTCTAATGTAGTGAGGGGCAATGTATTAGACACATAGTTTGTATCCAACTCAATGTTGAGATAAAAAATATTTTTTCAAAAGGAGAGTCAAGTAATGAAACTCACAATCACCGGAGATGCTTATGCACTCACGTCCACCATCAAGGTATCGGACATCGCACTTCTTAAGAAGTACAACCCCGCAGCGTTGACTATCGTGGACAAAGAAACCAAGAAAACGCTTTTCGGCGTAGACTACATCGAGGGTAAACCCAGCGTTGCTCCGTTCGGCGTGACGTTCAGCGGCGAAGGGCGCGGCGAAGGCGCAGAAGGATGCGCAACCATCACCAAGATGCTCCCCCCTCATCTCAATACCGACGAAGCGAAGAAGTTCGTTGCGGAAGAGTTCGGCGGCGTGATTGCCTACCTTGAACAGCTCGAAAAGAGTGTTTCCGAAGCGGCGAAAGCGGTTGCCGACAAGCGCAAGAAGCTCATCGACGGCATCACCGTAGCGTAACAAACAGACGGCGGGGCGCTGAAACGCGCCCCATTCCCCTGTGGGTTGCTCACTTAAAGGACAGATAGGTACGGCGAGCCAGTGACCGGTCACCCACATCCACAAAAAATCAAAATTAAGGAGAAATCATTATGATTAAAGTTCTTGTAAAAACCAACACGATGCGCCAGGAAGTTATCACGGAAGTAACGAAGACCCCCGCTCAGGTATTTGAACAGGCGGATGCAGGCGTTGCCGGCGCAATGGTCAACCTCAACGGAAGCATTCTTACGATAACGGATTTGAACTCGACTTTCGAGCAGCTCGGCGTGGCAGACGGCGCAACCGTCAACTTGAACAGCATCGTTAAAGCCGACGGCGCAAGATAAGAATACATAAAGGAGCGTACAGGATATGAACTACGTGAATACTATCATCACGAGTTCTGATGCTAACGCTTTCTTTGGCAATAATAACTCCCCTTTGGGTAGTTTTACGCTTGGAGCAGTTTTACGTTTCATCGCCCTGAAACACCATCAGGGCGATATAGAAACGATTAAAACCATCAAGTGTGAAACCGATCAGTTTTACGAGCGTACCAACGGAAACGAGTATGCTTATCGCGCCAAAGAATATGGCATCGAACTCTATATTTTAACCGCACCCCGTGGCGCACAGCTACCTACAATTAACGAAGAGGGTTGGGTTGCGCTGGATACGCCTCCATATCCTGTCGCCCCCTATCTTTCCGGTGCATCGGAAACCCGCGTTTATTCCAATATGGCTTTAAGAAGCACTATCGTCTTTGTGAGAAATTCTTCTTCGGAAAAATGGATGGATATGTTCTGTTCCATAATGTTCAGAATTCTTCCGTGGTATTTCACCGAGGGCATAAGTAACGACGAAAAAAATCTGTTCAAAGCTATCAACGACAAAAACGAGGATGCGTTTAGGACAATCATAGATAATTTATGTGCGCCGTATGATTTTAAGTCATCTCGGTTTAGAAAGGTACTTATCGGCTGGAATGACGGCTATCGCACGAGGCAGATATCACTTCTAAAAAGACAATGCGACGAATATCACAGTTCAATCGAACGTTATCAAGCGGAAATCACAAGCTTGCTCAATAAGATCAATCAAAGCAGCATCAATTTAGAAGCACTTCAAGCACAAGGAAATAGTGCAGACGACAGCGTTTACAAGTTCTTTATGTCGCATAGGCAGATCACAATTTGTAATACCTCGCAAGGCACCGATGGCAACGTAATGGACTTCTCTGTTGTCGAAACGATAGAGTATTTTGATGCCGACGCATTCTTGCGCTTATATAACAATCAACATTCAGCAATCGGTGGCGCAAGTAAAGATATCAAAGATGTCTTTTATGGGGTGTTTGCCGAAAACAAGGGCGTCTTTAGGGTTGAAGGTATGTTCAGGTTGGTTAACCTTTCAAGTCTTAATGCTCGAAGAGGCTACGTTTCTGGACAATTTAACAACACCCATTTGCCCCATCCGCACCTGTATCATCACGCTTGTCTTGGTGGTAACGAGGGATACATCAATTCTTATATGGAACAAGGTAATTGGGATATGGCTATCGAACAAACCATTGCCGCCGTTAAAAACATTAACTTTGGTGATTCTACTGTCATCAGAGAGTTTGTAGACGATGTACGCAATACATTTGACACGCCACGTAAGTGCATACTTGCTGATAACGGGAAAGAGATGACACTTCACGAATTTCTTGCTTATATAAGAGAGAATAGACAAAATGAGGGTGCTGAAAATGGCTAAAAAAATATTCCCTACCGAAGCAGAAGTCAATGAATTTCTGCGTAGCGCTCAGGCGCAACTCATCGAAGAAAGTCGCCAGCTCAAAAAGAAAAAATTTCAGGGCGACCAATCCGAGGGCGTAACCCTCAACTTCAAGCTCAAAGAAGTAAAAGACGATCGTAAAGCAAACATTATCTTTACAGAAACAGCGTGGATAAAGATTTTTGCACTCGTCCACTCCTACTCTACCGAGGTTGAGTGGCACGGAGTTGTAAAGAGAACCGCTCCCGACACGTTCCTCATTGAGGATATCCTTGTTTTCCCCCACGAAGTTACAGGTTCAACTGTAACTTCCGACCAAAAGGCTTATGAAGAGTGGCTTGACGGTCTCGATAACAACACGTTCAACGCTCTCCGTTTCCATGGACATTCCCATGTGAATATGGGCGTTACCCCGTCAACCGTTGATATGACTTACCGCAGAAATATTTTGAACAACTTCGGAATGCCGTCGGCTAAGTCCGATTACTTCTACATTTTCCTTATCTTTAACAAAAAGGGCGACATAAGCGGTGAAGTGTACGATTTACAGAATAATGCGCTTTACTCAACGGACGAAATCAACATTCTTCACGAGTCCGCTGGCTGGCTTACGAAGTTCCTCGACGAAGCAAAAGAGCTCGTTAAGGAAAAGACATACAGCTATAACAGCGGTGGATATAGCGGTGGCAATTACGGCGGAGGTTCCCATTACGGCGGTTCGTATGGAAACACAGCGGCAGCGCAAACGACGCCCGCTACAACTACAAAATCTCCGAAGATTGGAGCTAAGCAAGAAGCGCGTCAACTGAGTGCTCTTGACGATGACGCCCCTGACCCGCTTGACGATGACTATTATAGTGGTGTGTACGGCTACGGACGATACGGAGGTAGATAAATATGAATCTTGTAAAATCTCAGGACTACTTCGACCCGATTAAGGTTACGAACCGTTGCCATATTATTGGCTGCGGCTCGGTCGGCTCGACGGTAGCAGAACTCCTCATTCGTCTTGGACTTACCAAGATATCTTTGTACGACTTCGACGTTGTATCGGCACATAACCTTGCGAACCAGATGTTTGTAAATGCCGACATTAAGCGATTAAAGACGGAAGCCGTAAGGGATATGCTTCTTGCAATCAATCCCGAAGCGAAGAACGACATCCAAATTTGCAACGACGGCTGGTCGGAAAAGACCAAGCTCAATGGCTATGTCTTTCTCTGCGTTGACAATATCGACCTGCGTAGAACGATTGCGACAAAAAATAAGCCGAATATGTCCATCAAAGCAATGTTTGATTTTAGGACAAGGCTCGAAGATGCTCAGCATTATGCTGCGGATTGGCGCGATCCGAAAAGCGTGGACAACTTCATTAAGGGAATGGAATTTTCTCACGAAGAAGCGCAAGAGTCCACTCCTATGACGGCGTGTCACGTAGAAATGGGCATTGCACCGACCGTCCGAATTGTTTGCTCATACGGTGTAGCAAATTTTATGAACTTCATCCGTAAGAACGAACTGAAAAAGATTGTAACAATCGATGCGTTCAATTTTGAAGTAGACGCATATTAAAACAACTAATAAAGCAATGCTTATCTTCGGATAAGGCTTTGGATTATATCCAGAGTGCCAAAATGTCAGGGCGACGAAGGACGCCAGCACCTCCATCCCGAGATGCTCGCCGAACGTCATCGGCGTGCGAGTAGCCGAAAGCACCAAATCAGCTATTCGTAACCTTATCAAAACTCCCAAAATCACCCCAACATTTAAGAAATCCTACGAGTTTCTCCACGAAACTGACCGGTAATCTACATCAACAACGAGACCCATGGTCACCTTCAGAAGCCCGTTTCACAAAAATCAGTTTATTAGGAGGCACACAAATGCCATACATAACAGCACCGGTACCTGAAAAAATGTACCAAGTATCATTTGACGACATTTTGAACGGAATGAACGAAGCCGCATTTGCGCGTCAAATGGAAAACACCCACGACACGAAGACCGTCTATCGCGAAAGAACCCCGCAACGTCTTTTGGATCGCGTTAATATAGACGCAATGATAACCGCTCTTCATAAGTTCAACGAAAGGCATATTGACCTCATCAACACCGAGGATAAGTCCACTTTGTATAGGAGTTTCAAAATTCCCAAAAGAAGCGGCGGCTTGCGCCAAATAAATGCGCCTCTCGATGAATTGATGGGTGCATTGAAAGAACTCAAATTTTTATTTGAGAAGCAACTTTTTGCGAGTTATCACACCGCAGCGTTTGCTTACGTTAAAGGCAGAAGTACAATCGACGCGGTTAAGAGACATCAACGTAATAAGTCGCGCTGGTTTCTCAAACTCGACTTCCACGATTTCTTCGGAAGTTCCAAGCCTGAATTTATTCTTGCGCAACTTTCTCTTATCTTCCCCTACAATGAGATACTTGCACGTGAAGATGGTCGCGAAGAATTAACGAAAGCATTGTCGTTGTGTTACTTGAATAACGGTTTGCCGCAAGGAACCCCGATAAGCCCTACTCTTACCAATCTGTTTATGATACCGGTTGACCACGCTATTGCAAAAATGTCGAGAGAACATACTCCCCATCTCATTTACACAAGATATGCGGACGACATCATCCTTTCGAGTGACTTGTCGTTCAACTGGGGCGATGTGCAGAACGCGGTATTAGATATTGTAAATAATAAATTCCACGCTCCGTTTACTCTTAACACCAATAAAACGAGATACGGAAGTTCGGCGGGGCGTAACTGGAATTTAGGCGTTATGCTTAACAACGACAACCAAATCACGATTGGACACTCCAAAAAGAAAGTCTTTAAGGCAATGCTGTTCTCGTTTATGAACGATGAGCAAAACGGCAACACGTGGTCACTGGAAGATACCCAACACCTACAAGGGCTTATCTCCTATTACAAAATGGTCGAGGGAGAAACAATCGAAACGATAATCAAGTCGTACAGTGAGAAATTTCACAAAGACGTGGAAGCAACCATCAAAGAGGTTCTCCGCGCCGGTTAAGACAAAAGCAAATGAAGCTTAAATAGAAATTCCAATTTAATACATAGCATTGGGCATCTGGTTATATCGGATGTAACAAGACAATCCCACATACAAATCCAACTTTGATAATAAATTAAACCAATTTCTGCGAACTTGAGTTTAATTTATGATAAAAGTTAGATTCGTAAACGGCGGCTCTCCTCTGGAGCTTGCCGCCGCCCCTTTCTCGTATTTGAGCTTCACATTACAATCGTTATGTCTATCTTCGGATAGAGCTTTAGGTTAAATCTAAAGTGCCAAAATGTCAGAGAGACGGTGCCTGCCAGAGGCAGCAAATGCGCAATCACCTGCTCCTGAAACCAATATGGTGAGGAATTCGACACAGAAAGAGCCAACAACAAATGTAATTCGGCAAGAAAATAAATTTATTTTCCCACTTTCAATTGAAACTTTCTTGACAAAATATCAAATTTATGATTAACGAACTTACAGAACTTCCATCGTGGCGGACTTCAGTGACTCTTCATGATCAACAATTTCTTACATGGATTGTAACGGCAAATATTTTTGGAGGAATGCAATATGTATGATGTAACAATTTACACAGACGGAGCTTGCTCAGGAAACCCTGGTGTGGGCGGATGGGGTGCTATCTTAATGTGCGGCACACACTCTAAACGGTTAAGTGGCAGTGAAGCCGAAACTACCAACAATAGAATGGAGTTAGCCGCCGTTATAAATGCCCTTCTCGCATTAAAAACACCAAGTCGAGTAACATTGTATAGCGACTCTGCCTACGTTGTAAACGCATTCAACCAAAACTGGATTACAAACTGGCAGAATTCCGCCTGGAGAACAAGTGGCAGAAAGCCAGTACAAAACAAAGATTTGTGGCTCAAACTTATCGAACTTACCAAGAAGCATAAGGTTAGGTTCATCAAAGTTAAAGGTCATTCCGATAACGCATTCAATAATGAATGCGACAAGCTCGCCACTGAGGCGATAAAAAATATTAAGAGGTAATACATATGGAAGCAAAATGCAGTTTCTGTGAAATGTTCGGTAAGGAACCCCATTGCCATAATTGTAAGGTCTTCAAAAAGACGAGAACCCACGTGCCGCAGGAAATTGACTGCTCCCTCGAAGAGCTCGTCGATTATATCAACAACAACGACGATATTACGGAAAGATTCGGCGTTGGCGATTACAAAATAATCGAGCTTTATACGGGCGAAAAAGTCAAAATGATTTTGCTTGATACTGACAAGGATAAACTTGCAGAGCGTGAAGGTAATGCGAAAGCAACCTTCGGCATCTTGGAAATGGACGGTCTTTTCAGAATGAACGCGGAACGTACCAACACTACGAGCTGGAAAGACAGCGAAATGAGAACTGTTCGCATGGAAAGGATTTTGCGACTGCTACCCGAAACACTTCGCAACGCCATTAAGCCTGTTATTAAGCGCACCTCTGCGGGTGGCGGAAGTCAAGAGATAGTCAGCACCACAGATAAATGCTTCTTGTTCAGCGAAGTTGAAATCCGTGGAGAGATTGAATACTCCCGCCTTGGCGAGAATGAGCAGTATGAGTATTTTGTACTGACTGAAAATAGAACGTTTAACAATGAGAAGTGGCTTCGCTCTCCGTGTTACGGTAGTAGCAGCTTCTTCTGCTGTGTCTTCAGCTCCGGTAGCAGCGGTAACAACTTTGCCGGCTTCAGTCGCGGCGTCGCTTTCGGCTTTTGTATTTAATCTAAAATCAAAAAATCAGCACCGAATGGTGCTTATAAATAAACTCGTTGTTAATAGGAGACCATATGAGAAACGACAAATTTTGGGACGAGTGTGGCGATAACTCGATAAGGCAAAAGGTTGCCGAATTTATCGATAAGAATCCTGCGGTTTCACACTTAAAAGATCAGCCCTACTATGATTTTGAAGATGCACTTGTTCAGTTCATTTATGACAATCGCGAAATAATCTCAAGAGAGGTCGATGCGGAGTATCACAGAGAAGACGTGATAACGCAAGCCAAGGAATATTTTGGAGAAGAAGTCGAAGAAATTGTTAAAGCATTACCAATAAAAGTCGTAGATGAATTGGTGAGCCATTGGCAGGAAGCACTCAACGAGAACGATGAATTTTGGGAAATTAACTGGGATGAACTTGACAACGTCCTTACGGACGGCGGTATCTCCCCTCTTGTTGGTCTTGATTGTTATGAGCCTGAAGATATTTTGATCTATGCTGCATATATCCATGAGTGGTACAGTGATATGCCTCCCGCTATGCAAGGTCAAGACCCCGCTTGTATCGATGAATTCTTCGACAACGAAATGAGCGACGATGATTTGAGCAAGTTTTACATAAAGAAAGCCAAACAACTCTTTGGCGATAAAATTAAACAAAAATAAAACATATTTAGACACGAGGCGCAACATGAAACTTACCATTACTTATGAAGTTGAATACGACAATCAGTGCATTGACGATATAATGAGCACCGCATTAGATGGCGGGATTTCTTACTGGTGTGATTGCGCCGAAGTTGTTGGAGATCATCTCGGAGAATATGCAAGCGATCAGATTTCTCGCGGCGGCACACTTAGGCTTCACGATTCCGATGAAGACAAATGGTATGAACTTAATCTTGAAAAGTTTATAGCCGGATTAACAAAGATTGCCGAAGAGCGTGGGCTTGATATTCTTTACGAAGGAAAAATCGATGCAGGTGAAATCGATGCCGAAGATGCAGACGCAATTATCCAGTATGCGATTTTTGGAGAGGTCGTCTATGGTTAAATTCACTATGCTTATAGGATTGCCTGGCTCCGGCAAAACCGAGGTTGCAAAACAACTCACCAACGACAATACAATTATTTTATCCTCCGACGCGATAAGAAAAGAGTTCTATGGCGACGAAGCTATTCAGGACAACCCTTCTAAAATATTTGAGGAAATGCAGCGCCGCACTATCGCCGCACTTAAAAGCAGCAAGAATGTTGTATATGATGCAACCAACATCAGTCGCAAAAAGCGCAAACATCTCTTATCGAGTCTCAAAATACCTTGCAAGAAAATCGCCTGCGTAGTATGGGCAAGATACGAAACTTGCGTAGCGAGGGACTGTAGCAGAAATCGTAATGTAGGCGAAAGTGTCATTAAGCGTATGCTTCTTAATTTTCAGCCACCCTATTACGATGAGGGCTGGGATGAAATTGAGTTTAAGGTAAACGACGAATCTTATAAGCACAGCGATTATGAAAATTGGCTCGATTGCGAACACGACAATCCTCATCATAACAACACAGTCAAAGAACACACTTTGAAAGTTATGACGGAAGCCGCAAAATTGCAGAAAAACAGAAGTTCACACAAAGGAGTTGCAATTACGTTGCTTATTGCGGCAAGTCTACACGATATTGGGAAAAAATTCGTGAAAGGCTTTAAGAATAGCCGCGGCGAACCGAGCGAGATTGCTCACTTCTACAACCATCAAAATGTGGGAAGCTACTTCGCCATTGGATACGAAGAAACCATTCCCCTACATATCAAACAGAGAGCATTGATTTATTGGCTTATTAACGTACATATGGATGTGTTCCTTCACACAAAATATAGCGCGGCATTGCCAGACGAGTTGTCGAAATTATTAGACACTTTTCATCAGTGCGATGTTGCCGGCGCGTAAGGAGAAAATTATGGTCAGAGAACGTCTCAAATTAATGTCATTTGACGGAGATATCATTATAACAGACCCTTGTTATATTACCAAGGATCGCGACACAACCGACGAACCCAAGTGGGACGATTATATGAGCAGGAAAAGCTACAACGACAAAGACCTCGCAGCTGAAGGGTTAACGGCTGAGCAAATTGCTGACATTATGAAGAATGAATTCCGCCCTCAGTACGACAAAATGCGTGAAGCTTACGATGCGTGGGATAAAGCTCACCCTGATGACTGGTATATCTGCTCATACGGGGATGAAATGGAAAAACTTGGTCTCACCACATACCTCACCAACAGCACAATCTACGGTGATTGGAGCTGCACCACCTTTGAGGACAAGACGAATAGGGAGCTTGGCAAATTCTGTGCTGATGCTGGTATGGTTGGCGTTTTCCTTTTGTCCGAGGTATTAAATTACAACCCGCAATTCGATTATCACACCGAAAAACCGTGGACAACTACGCTTATTAAGAATTTTAAGGGCACGGTCTACATTGAGCAGACAAGCACGAAGCACGATAAGTATATACGAGTTATTGGTGAAGGTATCGACAAAACAACAGGTCAGCCGCTCTGCTTCCATACAGAACAAACAGGACTTTAAGAGGCAATCAATGGACAAAAAAGAACGTAATAATCTCATCAACGCAAAAGTGCAACAACACTACAAAGAAGCCTGCCTTATGGGAAACGAAGTTTTTGGAGTTTTCTTGCAAGGAAGCCAGAACTACAATCTCGATGTGTATAGCGAACAGTATCAAAGTGACGTTGATACGAAGGTTATTGTTCTTCCTTCTTTTGATGATTTTTGCCGCGGTAAGTCTCCAATCTCCACCACTTGTGAGCGCGCCAATAAAGAACACATCGATCTGAAAGATATGCGAATCATGTTTGAGACTTTTAAGAAGCAGAACGTGAACTTCGTTGAAATACTTTTTACAAAATATTTCATTGTCGCGGACAAATATGTAAAGCATTGGAGAAAATTGCGGCGCCTTGCTGAAGAGTTGACTCACTGCCATCCTTCGCAAACACTTAAAACAATGGCTGGTATGAGCTATGAAAAGTACAAGGCTCTATGCCACCCCTACCCTACTATTAAACATAAAATCGACAAGTACGGGTATGACGGAAAGCAACTTCATCACATCATTCGCATCAACGAATTTATGAAGAACTACCTATCCGGTATGCCGTTTACAGATTGCCTTACATCACATGACGAGCAAACACTCATTTTAATGACGGAAGCCAAACTCAATACTATTCCGCTTGCAGACGCGCTGAAAATTGCAAAAGAATTGGACGACGAAAACGCGGCATTGAAGAACAAATACATTGACGAACATGGCACGGATTGTGACGGAACTGCTTACGCAAAGTTGGAGCAAATTAAAGTTGACGTACTGCGTCAGTGGTTCAAGGAGCAACTGATATGAAAATATTTATTATTGCCGACACGCACTTCGGACATGAGAATGTTATCCGCTATTGCAACCGCCCATTCCGCTCAGTCGAGGATATGGACAAGGCTTTAATAAAAAATTGGAATGCCGTGGTTACACAACAAGACACAATAATACACCTCGGGGATTTTATGCTTGGACGTAAAGAGCGTTGCAGAGAAATCATCAAACAACTTAATGGTAAGAAAATTCTCATTAAGGGCAACCACGATAATTGGTCAGATGAATTTTATCGTGAGGCTGGTTTCTCATACGTGTCAAAATTTCCGATACTTTATAACAACTTCTTTCTGTTGTCGCACGCTCCCCTTCAGTTGAGCGAAACAACGCCGTATTTTAATTACTATGGACACATCCATAACGATGAAAAATATCACGATACAGCAACCACGAAGTGCGTCAGCGTTGAGAGAATAAACTATCAACCGATACTGATTTTTGAAACGTGAGGAATTATATGAAATATTTTGTAACAGCAGACCCTCACGGGTTCTTCGCCTTATTGCACAATGCGCTGCTTGAGCAAGGATTTGACGAAAACAATCCTGAACACAAGGTTATTATTTGCGGTGATTTAATGGATCGCGGTAAGGAAGCACGCAAGATGCAGGATTATATCCTATCTTTGCTCAAAAAGGATAAGGTCATACTCATTCGCGGCAATCACGAAGATTTAACGCTGGATATGATAAAAGATATGGATGAAGGCGACCCGTTTGCTATTGCATATTCGCATCATGCAAGCAACAAAACCCTCGATACGGCGTTTCAATTAACGGGAAAGAAAATGAGAGACCTGTACGATGATATTTTAGCGGTATCAAGAGCTACCGCCGCTACTCCCCTCGTTCGCATAATCATACCAAAGATGTTGAATTATTATGAGACAGAGCATTATGTATTCGTTCACGGCTGGGTGCCTTGTGGCGTTGATCCACAAGAAGGATATTACGTTAAAAACTTGAAAGAAGCGACGGACGAAGAATGGGCTGAGGCTCGCTGGGAAAACGGGATGTCTCTTGCAGTTGAGTGTGGAGCAACGATACCGAACAAAACCATTGTCTGCGGACATTGGAACACATCATTCGGGCATAAGCTCGTAGGAAAAATTAAGAGTGAGTACGGCGATGATGCAGACTTCTCCCCTTTTTACGCTGACGGCATCATAGCACTTGACGCTTGTACGGCTTACTCAAAGCAAATAAACTGCATTGTAATTGATGACTAACTTTAAGGGTGTCGTTTAATGGTAGGACGGTGGTCTCCAAAACCATTGATGGGCGTTCAATTCGCCCCACCCTTGCCAAAAAAAGGAGCAATTATGAGTACACACAGCTATGCCGTGAGCGATAAAGGGCTTGCGGTCAAAATTCAGGAAATCGACGTGGAAAAATTCCGCGAATATATTAAAGAAAAAGACGGCATTGAGCTTGAACCCGACGAAGGCGAAGATATATACGACGCCATTAGACAATACATTTGCGACGATAGCCAATATTATCTCAAAGAAAATTGGGAACAAGGTGTAATCTGTCACAAATGGTCATACGGAAACGATATTTACGGTGATTTTACCCCTCTTATCAAAGACATTAACGAAATAGGTGTTGATGTTGAGAACGATGATTGGGTTTTGATGTGTTTACCGAGGTATGCGTCGCTGTTTGAGCAAGCTTATGAAAGCGAAGAGGCTTTGATTTCGGAAATGAAGCTCTTGTACGGCAATTTTTTACCGAAAGACTTTGAATATAGAGCGCGACTTGCAAGTTTATGCGCCGTCGTGTGGGGTTAAACCCTACTATGGAAGTGTGGCAGAGCTTGGTTTATTGCACCAGTCTTGAAAACTGGCAATCCGCAAGGGTTCGTGAGTTCAAATCTCACCGCTTCCGCCAAAAAATTTATAAGGATACATAAATATGAGCACACAGTATGTTGATCAAACAACCATTCGCAGATTGATTGCCGCAGTATTGCTACAAGCAATCTCAGATTTCCGAGCATTACGGAACGGACAAGCCACGGAATGCAAGGACTTCAATATGAAAGAGCTGAAAAAATTCTTTTCGTCTGACTGGTTTGATGAACTTTGCGAGATGTGTGACATAGACAAGAAAACAATCTTGCGTAACCTTAAATAAAAGTACTCTTTTATTCAAAAAAGGTGGTCAATATGAAAAGAAAGAAAGTGCTTCACATAAATTCCGTGCATAAATATGACCGCACGTGTTCATTTGGCGAATACCTGTATGTCCCTGTTCGTCACGCACTGGAATGGTTCATACGAAATCATTCGCGATTTAATATAGCAATAGTTAAGTGCAAGCAATCGTATCAAACTGAACTTACTCTCGTTATCAAAGGTGAAAAAAATGACATAGCAAAAGCTGTTACAACCTTTATATCTGCGAATGGCGAAAATTTCAATACAGAATAGGTGTTTTATGATTAAAGGATTAAAGAAATTCACAGTTCCCTACTCTGGAACCTACTTTGACGGCGGCAGAATATATGGACAACGAGTTGTGTTTGCAAAAAATGAAGAAGCCGCAACGCAAAAGGTACAACAATCATTCGATGACAAAGAAGATGAGCCCATTGTTCACGCCGGAAAGGCAGTAAAATGGTCTCACGGAGACGTGTCGGATGCTGAAATATATCCATATTGGGAGTAGCGATGCTCCCGCTTGGAGGGTTAAGCATAGTTGGTACTGCCGCGGCTTGCTAAGCCGTTCTCCGTTCATTCGGAGCGTAGGTTCGAGTCCTACACCCTCCGCCATTTGGCTCGATAGTTCAATGATAGAACACCCCTGAGGGAACAGTAAGCCTTAAAGCGTAGGTTACGGCGATGTTCGCGACATCCCTGCATTGCAGTATGTAGCCGAGAAACGGGATAGATGTACAGGTTCAATTCCTGTTCGAGTCACCAAAAAATATATAGGTGCCGTACTAACCGCGAAGTGAAGTGTAAAGCAGACACCCGCATTGAAACGGGGAAAGGATGGATAAAGTTATTGACTGGGGCGCCGGAAAATAACGATACGTTAAATGGAGTTTGAGGAACAGCCTATATATTTTTATCGCCGCATAGACAAAATGGCTAAAGTCACCACCCTTTCACGGTGGAGTTTGAGGGTTCGACCCCCTCTGCGGTGACCAACGCTGGATTAGCTCAATTGGCAGAGCAATCGCCTTGTAAGCGATAGGTTGTCGGTTCAAGTCCGACATCCAGCTCCACATATTGGCAAGTACCCAAGTGGTGATGGGGCTGGTCTTATAAACCAGTTGCCGATGGTTCGATTCCATCCTTGCCAACCATGGGGCTGAGAAAGGTTTCGACTACGATTAAAACCAAAGTGAATTCGTAGGACTTGGGTTCAAATCCCAACAGCTCCACCACTACTCCGATACTCAAACAGCAATGCTAACTTTTATACATACTGTTAGGCACTTGCTTATAGCAAATGTATCACAACGCCCTTCCATCAAATCAGATTTTTAGAAGCTCACTACGCGAGCTCATGAAAATCCGATTCGATAACGAATTTCACGAGACGAGTGAAAATTCCCTTTGTGTGTTTGAGTATCGAGTAAAACCTTCGGGGAGCAAATATCCAACCCTGAGTATTTTTCGGGTTAAGTATGTGCGGTTGGCTGACCTTAAAGCCTTTATAGGGACGTAGCGTAACGGTAGCGCACGGGACTTTGACTCCCGCAGTGATGGTTCGAGCCCATCCGTCCCTGCCAATGCGATTAAGTACACTCCTTTTAACATCGCATTATTAAAGACACACACAGCAACTTTACGAAGATTAACAGTATAGTTGAGGACTGCTCGCTGGCGAGTTTTCCACGTTCTAACCGTTGTTAGATGACTTTTAGCAAAGCTAAATGATTTATGCTTAAATAGCATACTCCTCCGCAAAAGCAACTGGGAGCGGATATAGGTGTTACGTTGGTTGCCCTCTGCCATTTTTGGCTACTTTATGTACATAGAAGGTCTCGGTGTGTCTTGTTTTTTATCCGCGTAGCTCAGTCGGTAGAGCATTTGACTTTTAATCAAAGGGTCGTGAGTTCGATTCTCACCGCGGGTACCAAAGAGAGATGTTGGTTCGACTCCAACACCGTCCACCTGGGGCGGTTCGTTCAATGTTTAGGTAGGATGCTCTTACTACATGGGAGAGTCGCATAGCGGCAATTGCACCTGACTGTAAATCAGGCGTTTCGGCTTCGTTGGTTCGAGTCCAACCTCTCCCACCATCACTAATGGAATGTGGGCTTAGAAGCAGCCACCATCTAAAGAGTGACGAGAGGAAGTATGACAAAGTACACGGGCATACAAGAAACGATGTGATGTGAACTTACACTACACATCTTCACCTCAGGGAAACGAAAGTGGTACGGCATCAATATAGTGCAGTTTGGACGGCGTTGAAATACGCCCGAGGGTCTGATATCTATGATGTTCGAGAGCTGTAAGTAGTGTGTAATATAGTAAGGTTGCAAAGAAAGGAAAACTCTGCGACTTAACCCAGTGGAATATGCTAAGTCCCTGTTCGCTGGCAATGCTATATGTGCCCTTGGAGTCTTTAGCGTAACAGCACACCATTAGTTTTTTTTGCGGGCATAGTCAAAAGGCTACGACGTCTGCCTTCCAAGCAGAAGGTGCGAGTTCAATTCTCGCTACCCGCTCCACTTATGTCCGTTCAGTGCAAGAACGACATAACAACTCTTTCCAGAAGCACCGGCGCTTGTGATGATTGCACATAACATCACAACCAAGAAACGTCAGGTAACATCACCGACCTACTCATCTGCTCGTGAGCAAGAGAAATCTTGGGCGAATTGGAAAGAGCTTTATCAGGACGTAGTCGAATTGGCATAGACATCGGGCTTAAACCCCGTGTTTTGTGGGTTCAACTCCCACCGTCCTGACCACTTGCACCTCCCAGCCACGTTAAGGGTATTGGGAATAGCTGAAACAAGGAATAGCTTAACGAGAACTTGCGGATGTATATAAGCAATGCTTAGGTGCAGGACGCGGGAGAATGACGGAATTGGCATACGTACCAGCCTCAAACACTGGGTTCTGAGAGTTCAAGTCTCTCTTCTCCCACCACAACGGAGTGTAGCCGAATTGGCATAGGCGGCTGACTTAGGATCAGCAATTTGGGGGTTCGAGTCCTCTCACTCCGACCAACGAGGGTTAGAGCAAATGATTTCCATAGCCCTAAATGAAATGTTGGATTATGTAACAGAAGTACAATGTTGCACCACATTTCGGCGCTAAATTATGGGATATGCCGTTCGGGTCACGTTAACCCGCCATCGGGGCGTAGCACAGTTTGGTAGTGCGTATGATTTGGGATCATAAGGTCGCAGGTTCAAATCCTGTCGCTCCGACCAATCAATAACGACGAATGAGCTAATTATTCGTCGCAAAACTTTTCCGCGCATGGAGGCGTATATGATAACACCAAACGATTTGAATAACTATTTAACCAAAGAACAAATTGACCGCATTTATGATGTTTTTGTTTTCGAGGACGATGAAGAAATCGAAGCCGCTTGGTATGAAAATGGTCAATTATATGTGGACTACAATTCACCTGACGGTGGCAACGTTTATCAACCCTCTATGGATACACCGGAAGATCAAGCAAAACTTAAATACATTCTAACAGGACAAAAATAATGGAAAACTATTTAATAACTTTCTACGAGCTGGACAAGAATAGCTTTTCGACGGAAAATATCAAGGCTTCTTCATTCGAGGATGCGCTTGAATATGCTCGACGCATACAAACAAAAGAGCAAGTATTACAAGAAATAAAAATTCAGGAGGAACAATGAAAGTTTTAGTTGTTGTCGATATGCAGAACGATTTTATCGACGGTTCGCTGGCTAATCCTATGGCACAGGCAATCGTTAATAAAGTTGCTAACTATGTATCGAACTTTGAAGGTCTGATTGTTTTTACAAGAGACACACACGAGGAAGATTATCTCGACACTCGCGAGGGCAAGAACCTACCAGTCCCCCACTGCATCGCCTTAACTGAGGGATGGAACATCAATACAGAAATCTACGCGGCGGCAGAGCGCAACCCTAAGGCAACAATCCTTAAAGTGAACAAAACCACATTCTCAGCGGGTACACCGCTGTACGTTGCAATTAAAACAAAGTGCGAGTTCCCAGAAGAAATTCAACTATGCGGAACCTGTACCGATATTTGCGTCGTATCTAACGCTCTTAACCTTGTAACCTTGTTCAGCAAAGCAAACATACTTGTTCTTGCCGACTTATGCGCAGGGCTAACAAAAGAGAAGCACGAAGCCGCGTTGGAAGTTATGCACAGTTGCCAGATTGCAGTTATTAACTCAAACGATGAGTTAAGGGCATTTGTGCATAGCTGGGCACAAGAACACGGTTATCTTAACGGCGAAGGAACATTATCCGATTGTGCTTTGTATGACGTCGGTTATGACCTAAAGCCAGACATCGAAGCAAGCAAGTTCAACGAAGCAACAAAGGACGCATTCGACGAGTGGTATGACATTTTCTTGGAAGATGAACTCGTACCAATTTTATTAGAACTCGGCGCTGTATCCGAAGACTAAGACATATAACGGAGAAACACAATGATTAAAATCGAAGACACGATTATTAAACAAGAAACATTTGGCGACGGAACGCTTAAATGCCCTATTCCACCAATTGCAGCGGCGCGTGGTTTTATCTATATTACGTGGTGCTACGACAATGACGCAGAGCTGTTTTGCCTGTGGAGTCTTGTAGGACACATTCGCCAGCAACACCCTACACTTCTCATAAATCTTTGTATGCCGTATATTCCTCATGCACGGCAAGACAGAAACGTCAGCAATAGACTGTTTACCCTCAAATATTTTGCAGAACTCATAAATCTTATGAAGTTTAACAAAGTGTTTGTACTCGACCCCCACTCCGATGTTTCAATGGCACTCATTGATCGTGTGGAAGAAAGTGACTTACCGTTCAGGGTTTCGCCCAAAGATGAGCAAGCAACCATTATGTTTCCTGACAACGGAGCTGCAAAGAAGTACGCTCCTCGTTATCATCTTGAGCCGACAGACAACCCTTTCATTATCGGAAATAAACACCGCAACACGGATGGTCGTATTGAAAGCTATGAGTTGATGAACTTCGTAGAAGGGACAAAGAGCGTTATCATTCGTGACGACATTTGTAGCTACGGTGGAACATTCGTTGCGGCGGCGAAAGAATTAAGAAAACGCGGTGTCGAACATATTACCCTCGTTGTATCACATTGCGAGAATAACATTCTTAAGGGTGAGGTGTTCGATCATATAGATGCAGTGTTCACTACCGACAGTATTTGTACCGTATCACATCCAAAACTCAAAGTCACAAGGTGTTACAGGGAGGGCTTACTAAATGTACAGAATTAACCCGCTTTTAGAAAGCGATTTTTATAAACAAGTTCATTGGAACCAATATCCAAAAGGCATCACGAAGGTCGTAAGCTATTTTGTGCCAAGAATGAGCAGATTAAAGAACGATAAACACCTTATAATGTTTGGGTTACAGTCTTTCATCAAAGAATATCTTATCGAAGACTTTAACGAGTTCTTCTTTTCCCGTCCTAAGGAAGACGTTGTACGCGAATACAAACATCTCCTCAACAACACACTCGGTGAAGGGTTGTACGGCATTGAGCGCATCGCAGAACTACACGACTTGGGCTATCTGCCCATTGAGATTAAGGCACTCGCAGAAGGCACTCTCGTTCCAATCGGCGTTCCTATGTTCGAGATAAGCAACACTCACCCCGATTTTGCTTGGCTTACAAACGCGCTCGAATCTGTCATCAGTTGCGAAATGTGGCACGCCATGATTTCGGCAAATGTCGGGTACAAATATAGGAAAATTGTAGATCACTTCTATGATTTAAGTTGCGACGACAATATCCCTCGTAGAAAAGCTCTTGGAGATTTCTCAATGAGAGGACAAGAGTCAAAACGTAGTGCATATAAATCTTCCGCCGGTTGGCTGTTATCATTCGTGAACACTGCCACCGTTCCTGCGGTAGATTATATGGAAAGATATTATAACTGCGACTGTTCAAAAGAGGAAGTCGGCTTTGGTTCTGTGTCAACTGAGCACTCTGTAATGTGCAGCAATTTCGCGGTTGACGGTGACGAAATCACAATGATTAAGCGTCTGCTCACAGAAATCTATCCTAATACGTCTTTCAGTATGGTGAGCGACAGCTACGATTACTGGAACTTGGTAGACAACATCTTGCCAATGTGTAAGAAAGAAATCCTCGAGCATAACGGATGTCTCTTGGTGCGCGGCGACTCTGGCGACCCCGTTGAGGTCGTCACAAAGACCGTGTTCCACCTTTGGGAGCAGTTCGGTGGAACAGTCAACTCAAAGGGCTACAAGGTTCTAAACCCCCATATCAAGGCAATATACGGCGATAGCATTACGCCTCAAAGAGCAGAAGCAATTTACACGATATTGGTTGACAACGGATTTGCAGCAAGCAATGTTGCTCTCGGTGTTGGTAGCTTCTCTATGCAATGCCTTGAGTCTTACGAGGAACACGCTGCTATCCCGACGTTCAACCCCTACACAAGAGATACGTTCGGAATTGCCATCAAGGCGACTTATGCTGAAGATAAAGACGGAAAGCCTATAATGATTTTCAAAAATCCCAAAGAGGCTTCGTTCAAAAAGTCTCACAAAGGCTGTGTGCTCGTTTTAACGGGGGCTGACGGCGCGTTAACAAGCGAAGACGAACACGACTTCAAAGAGACTTATCGTGCCGACAATGCCCTAAAGACGGTCTTTAACGACGGCAAGATGACGCTCGAATATAGTCTTGCCGATGTCCGCAGAAGGCTTTATGGAGATAAATTTTAATGATCACATATAAAAACGGAGATTTGCTTAAAAGCAACTGCAATATCATCTGCCACCAAGTAAACTGTCAAGGAGTTATGGGTTCAGGCATCGCAAAACAGATACGCGCCACTTACCCCCATATCTTTTCAAAATATAAACAGCTATGCGAGCAGAATAAACTGGAATACCTAATGGGAGTTGCTCAAATATGCGCAATTTCAGAGGCTAAGACCCACTACATTGCTAATATGTTCGCACAGCTTCATTACTTGCCGCGTGGCATTAACCATACGAACTATGAGATGTTTAGGCTATGCTGCCAACAACTTAAAACCCTTATTCCGATAGAGATTGCCGATACAGAATTTACTATTGGCTTCCCTTATGGCATCGGTTGCGGACTGGGTGGCGGCGACTGGAACATAGTGAGAAAAATCATCGAAGAAGAATTTGCCGACGATAAATGGAAGGTTGAAATATGGAAGCTAAACTAAAAGAAATATTAGACTGGCTTGAACAGTACAAAGAAATTACAAGATGTCGCGGAGTTGTTCTTGGAATAAGTGGCGGCAAAGATAGCACCGTTGTAGCAATGCTTGCGAAGAAAGTTTGGGGGGACAATGTGCTTGGCGTTCTTATGCCAAATCACAACCAATCCGACCTTGACGACTCTCTCAAAATTGTTGAAACCCTTGGGATAAACTTCAAGGTAGTTAATATCGGAAAAGTTTATGACTCATTGCTCGAGGTTGTCGAAGACGAAGGTTCTGGCTCGGATTATTGTAACGGTAAGGTATTTAATATCTCAAGAAAATCACTTACCAATATCCCTCCTCGTATTCGTATGACAGTGCTGTACGCCATTGCCCAAACCCTTGGATACAGGGTTATTGGAACAGGCAATGCAAGCGAGGCTTATATCGGTTGGACAACCAAATGGGGCGACAGCGCATACGACTTCAACCCCATTGCCCATCTAACCTGTACCGAGGTTATTGCTCTCGGCGAACTGCTTGCTGAGGAGTTCGGATTAGATAAAAAGTATGTCGTTAAGACACCGTCCGATGGATTATGCGGCAAGAGTGACGAAGATAGTTTCGGCTTTACATACTCAACGCTTGACGGGTATATCACGGGTGGAACTTCAAACACGGATTACGAAACCGCTCTAAAAATAGAGCAAATGCACCAAGCGTCAGAGCACAAGAGAAATATGCCCGCTACGTTAGAGTAACAACTTCTCAGTCCAAAGAGACTGACTTAACTAAATATAAATCTTCTCTTTGGACAATGAGCCAAATAAGGAGATTTATATGCCAGTAAAGATATCAACTACCAACAGCAAACTTGGGTTGATACCGTCGGTGAACTTGCCGCCGATAACAACCTGCCGACCACATTGCCCATGCGCAAAAGATTGCTATGCCACAAAGGGACGCTTTCGTTTTCAAAACGTAAAGGACAATCTAACAAACAATTACAAGCTTTACTTTCACGATCCTGCGTCATACTTTGAAGAAATTAAACACGCAATCAACAACGGAATGGTTTCATATTCTTACTTTCGTTGGCACGCTTCGGGCGATTTCGTAGATAAAGAATATTTTGAGGGCGTCGTTAAAGTCGCCAATGAACTTCCCCTCACATCCTTCCTTGCGTTTACTAAAAAGTTTGAACTTGTAAACGAATACATACAAAATGGCGGCACTATTCCCGATAACCTGCACATCGTATTTAGCGCTTGGGGTGACGATTTCAAAGTTGAAAATCCATACTCCTTCCCTGTTGCGTATGTTCGGTTTAAGGAAAGCGAAAACAAATCTATACCGGAAAGCGCGGCTGAATGCTCTGGCGATTGCACGAATTGCTTGCAGTGTTGGAACATTAAGAGCGGCGAGTCCGTTGTATTTAATAAGCACTAATTTTTTAAGGAGATTTACACAATAATGGCAATAGCATTAACACTTGGTTTTTTATTTGCTGCTCTTTGTGTGGCTGGCTGGGTAGTATTCGGCATAAGCGCATACAAAGTGTATGATGGCGAGGACGCTATCGGCTGGAAAGTTAGCAAATGGGGATGCCTATGTCTTGGCATTGCATTTGCATTGCTTACATTCTTTATTCCTGGAAGTTTTCACACAGTAGATACTGGTGAAATTGCCGTAGTAAAGCATCTCGGACAGATAAAAGACGTACACACAGCAGGGACGTACTACGATTTCTGGATCACGGAAAAATACGAAAAGTACGATACCAAGGTACAAACGCTCGACATACAAGATTCCGCCTATTCAAAAGATGCCCAAACAATGGACTTGACAATGACAGTTCAATATCAAATCGATACAGATAAAGTCAAAGAAATTGCAACAACCTACGGCTCTCTTGATGCTTTATCAAGTAGAATTCGCAGCGTATCGATTGAACGTGCCAAATCTGTTCTATCAAACTATTCGGCGATGACAATTATTGAAACCAGAGCTTCAATATCACCAGAAGTTGAAGACGCAATTAAGCTTGTTATATCGGAAAATTATTTCGTAACCATAAATACCGCCGTTCTGACAAACATCGACTTTTCGGATGCTTTTGAACAAACTGTCGAACAAAAAATGATTGCTGAACAACAACAATTGCAAGCACAATATGAGGCGGAGAAAGCCAAAATTGAAGCGGAAGCCGCAGCTCAAATAGCAAAGATTGAAGCGGAAGCTTCGCTCGCTGTTGCAAAGTTAAACGCCGAAGCAAAGATAGCCGCCGCCGAAGGTGATGCCGCTGCGCAAGTAACAATAGCGCAGTCAGAGGCGAGAGCAACAAAACTTAAGTCTATCGAAGTTGCTCGTATGCTTGGGTTTACTATTCTTGAAAATGAAGTTACAGACAATGATGGAGAAACAATCATTGAATACACTATCGACTTCACGGGCAAAAGTGCTGAGGAAATTTCTGTCATTTCTGATTATCTCAAGTATATCGAATATCTATCAAAATGGAACGGAGAACTGCCAGATGTTATGAGCGGTGACTCTGCAACAATAATCATACCTAAACCTTAAACGGAGAATAATTATGAGCCTCGACAAAGCAATTCAACACGGTAAAGAAAAGAGAAAACCTTACTATGGCGAGAAAGCATTTGATCCAGCGTGCCGCAATCACGGCGGTGACGATTGGAGTAAAAGCAATCGTACAATTCAGCGTCAGCGTGCCGAACAGCAAGCAAATTCAAAAATTCAAGAGGCTCAAACCGAACCCGTTTTAACCAACCGCGAATGGCTTGAAAGTCTCACCGATGAACAATTAGCGGAAATGTTAATTGGTTCATTCAAAATTTTCGTCGCGGTTGACAGAAGCATAGGAACGAAAGAAAATGACAGTCGTCAAGACAGCATTAAAAAACATATTCAATGGCTTCGTTCCAAACACAAAAAATAATTTGGAGTGTATTATGAGAAAACTTGCTCACATCGAACAAATTGCATGGCTCCGCCCCATCGAAGGAGCTGACAAAATCGAGCTCGCCGGCATACTCGGCTGGCAGTGTATCGTAAAAAAGAATGAATTTAAGGTTGGCGATCTTGCAATCTACGTTGAAATTGACAGCATTATGCCTTCCGACAATCCTGACTTCGCGTTTCTTGAGTCTAAACATTATAAAATTAAGACAATGAAAATGCGCGGCGTCATATCTCAAGGCATCATCTTCCCCCTCTCTGTTCTCCATGACGAAAAAACACACGGCATCGGTGACGATGTTACCGACATCCTTAAGATTAAACAGGTCGAAGATGATGTTCCCAAGCAACAGGTCAAAGACCCCGCGGCGGCAATTAAGCAACGCCACAAAAAACTCTTCAAAAATAAAGTATTTTTATGGTTTATGAAGTTCAAGTGGTTTAGAAAAACCGTTTATAAACTTCTCGCACCGAAAAAGAAACCGAAAAACTTCCCCGACTGGATCGTTAAAACGGACGAAACACGTTTGCAAAATATGCCTTTCGTTCTCGATACATACAAGGACAAGCCAATGGTCGTCACTGAAAAGCTGGACGGCACCTCTACGAGCTTTGGGTTGAGAAAAGAAAAGAAAAGAAAAGAAAATATGACTTCGCGGTGTGTTCACGGAACGTGCGCCAAGCCGACATCAACCAAAAGTGTTTCTACGACGACAATGTGTACCACCAAATCGCCAATAAGTACGACATCCGCAACGTGCTTATGCAGATACTTGAAAAATATAAAGCAACTACTGTCGTTCTTCAGGGCGAAACCATTGGCGAGGCAATTCAAAAAAATAAATACGGTCTCAAGGGAATTGATTTCTATGCCTTCAACCTTGTAATCGACGGGGTAAAAATGGACAGCGCAGTCGCAACAGATGTGATGCACGACTTTGGAATCAAGTGGGTTCCGATTATTAACGCGAACTTTAAGCTGCTCCCCACTGTCGATGAAATGATTGCTTATGCTGACGGAAAGTCCACATTGTGCGATACGCTTAGAGAAGGCGTTGTTATACGAGACCACGACAACAAAATTAGCTTTAAGTGTATCAGCAATCAATTCTTACTTAAACACAATATATAAGGAGTCGTGAGATGTGAACAGAGAGAGAAGAAAACGAATTAACAAAGTCATAGCTACAATCAATGGGTGTGCCGATGAGCTTGACGATATAAAGTTTGACGAAGACTACGCAAGAGAGAACACACCCGAAAATTTGCAAGGGGGCGACGCTTATTGTACATCGGAAGACTGTAGTGATAAAATAGAAGATGCAATCTCTGACATTCGACAGGCGGCAAGTACCTTGGAAGAAATTTAGAGGCGGTATCAATTATGCACCGAGGCGAAATATATTTAGTCGATTTAAGTAATCAGGTAGGCTCGGAACAAACCGGTATTCGCCCCGCTTTGATAGTACAGAATGAACAAGGGAACCAACATTCCCCTACTACTATCATTTGCCCTCTCACATCTCAAGATAAAACACCGATAGAAACTCACGTTACGCTGACGCCAAGCGATGCAGGAATACTTAAAGTTTCTACGGTGTTATGTGAGCAGGTCAGAGTTGTAGACAAAACGAGACTTAAGAAAAAGTTGGGCGAAGTTGTTAATAGAAGTAAAATTGACGACATTAACAGAAAACTTATGATTTCTATCGGTATAGGAGTTTAATATGAGCTACGAACCATTAACTAAAATAGTAATCGACGATAACGGCAACCAGATGGCTGCTTGTCGGTTATATGGCACCAATGAGTGCCTCATACATAAGCCTAACGGTTGCACGAATTGCCCAATGCTTAAGGCAATTTTTACCCAATTAAATACATTTGAAAAAATATATATGGAGGGAGATGACGATGCGAACTGATTGTAGCCGCGACTCAGTTGTATTAAACTTTCCCGTTCCAAGGGCATTTGAAACAGACGCAGAAAGAGCAGATCGCCTTGAACTGGAAAACAAACAGCTCGTTGAAGAGCTTGCGGTTGAACGTATCATGAGACGTGATGCAGAAGATCGCGTAGATAAACTACAACGGCAAATTTGCGAGCTTGAAAATAAACCACGTCGTAAGCGTCGAACAAAAGCCGAAATGGAAGCCGCGGAACCCATAGTATTCTCTGAATTTAAGTCCGACGGCAAAAGGAAACCACGTCCGGCAGACCCGATACGTTCATATGAAGACTTTGCGTCAATCCAAAATTATTTTTTGGAGCAAGGCAAAATACGTGATTGGGCGTTGTGGACAATCGGAGTAAGCCTTGGATTGCGTATCTCGGACTTACTATCGCTAAAGATAAGTTACTTGCTCAATGACGATAGAACATTTCGTCAAAGAATGTATATCGTCGAACAAAAAACTTTGAAGATAAATAATTGCCTGATAACCCAATCAGTCAAAGACGCGGCGACGAAGTTATTTGACTCAATAAATTGGGACTTCGAGTTAGACGATTACCTCTTCAAAAGTAATAAGACGAAGGGCAAAATGTTTGAGGAATATGGGTGGAAGATTTTGTCCGACGCCGGCAAAGCTTTGAACCTACCAATTATAATAGGCTCACACACAATGCGTAAAAGCTTCGCCAACATTGCTGCTTGTGTAGATAAGTCAAGTATCGACATGAACGCAATCACGAAAATCCAAGGGCTTTTGAACCATAGCGACCAGCGCGTCACTATGAGATATCTGGGCACTTATCAACAGATGTTTGACAAAGCCCGTGAGTCCGTGAGCGAGTTCGTTCTGGGAAAGACTGACATACACGAAATCGTAGCAGGCAATAACTATACAATCGATGATATAGTTTCAAAGATTGACCAACTCGAAAAAAAATTATCAAATTAGGAGAACATCAGAGATGAAACTTTTCAGTACAAACAGAAACTCAAAGGGCAAGCAGCTTGTATGCGACGATGCTGTATTTGACCCCAACCTTATTATGACGCTACACGCCGATGCGGATGAAAAAGTCGTAACATTCCAGTACGACTTCGAGGAATGTGGACATCCACTCAACCTCCCTTTTGACGTTCAGTCAGTCAGCTTCCTTGTGAAGTTTACAAAGCACGATATACATATTTGCGCAATAGCCGAGGCGTCTGACGAAATGGACGAGCAGTATGACGAATTTATTGGCGGCATAGGCGATGAAATTGAGTTCGACGTAAGGATGAGCGTTGAAGAAAAATATGCACTCCTCCTCTCACTTTTCAATCCTTTGCTGTCAATGGTTAAGACAAAAGAAAAGTCGCCCACACCCAATGTTGCGCCGAACAAAGCAGACGCAAAAACATTGAAAAAGGAATATCCTTTCGATGACAACACATTCAAGGCGGCGATGGCAGAATTGTTTACAAATATCTTTAACGGAAGCAATTTAGAGAACAAAAAGTAAGCCTGACAAACTTCCCCCATTTTTCCTATCTTATACATAAAATTTAACTTATACGGCATTGACTTATGTCTAATAATGTTGTATAATAAAATGGAGGTATAAGACAATGATAAACCAACAAGAATTTGTGGAAAGGTATTACCCTTCCGCGAACGCTTCACGCAAAAGCGACGTTATTAGATTCCTTGACAATCTTAGCGAGTTGGTTGGTAACACGCCAATCGCCGAGGCATTGAAAAGCAAGCAACTATTATGCAACGCTTTTTATGTACAAAAAGCGGGTAACAGCATATCTCGTCCGCACTATCAAAAAATCAAAGAGTATTTGCTTAACGTTTTTGAGTATGTGGGCGTCAACTCCGAAGTGCCGAGCCGCGATGAAGTAATTGCTTCTCAGGAAAGCGTTTGCTATTTTAGAGGCATCAACGAACTTCTGTCATTTATAGATGCTGTTGGCGATGAAGTATTGACAGGTTACAACCCCACACAAGACCTTGTAAGAGTTAAGGCGGTGTGTGTATTGGGCTGGCTTGGGTTTACACCCGAAGACATAGCAAACCTTACTGTTCGAGACCTCACCCCTATCGGACTTGATGGTTATAAGATTTCTGGTAGAGGAGGCTCATTTGAGATTTACGGACAGCCATTCGCGGCAATATACTACTTATCAGATTTAGAGTCTTATAAAGGTTTACCGTCGGGCAGAAAGGTAATCTTAAAGGGCAATGATGATTACCTGTTTAGACCGACCGATGCGAATTGTGAGAAACTCGACGGCGGGCAAATAATCCAAATAATTAAGCGGTTTAATATGAGCGTCCCTCGCTCAATGAAGACATCGATTATCTTCCGTAATTTGCACAAGAATGCTTTATTCCTTGAAATCTATAACGATAAAAGTGAGCAAAGCCTTATCAATAAAATTACGTCAATAATGGGTTGTACACTAAACTATGCCTTTAACTACCGCGATCAATACGTAGAGTTTGTTAAGACACTTGAAAACAACGAAATATAAGATTACGGTCTTATATTTTTAACGATTATAAAACATATTTAGACATATAGGAGATTACATGGCATCACTTGAAGAACTGAACGTAAACTTGGACGACGTATCATTCGAGCCCATAACAAATGTCGTATTCATTATGAAAAACGGCGCACAGATCGGCGTTGGAACACCTCTTACGGTTTCCGCCTTTACAGAAATTTGGAACACACGCAAGAGAAAACTCAAAGTTATAACGGGCAAAGACAGCTATGCGTACATCAACAAAAGGCGCGTAGATTTCTACCACGTCTTCCCCGTAACAAAATAAAATAATTGCGCCGCCATATGCGGCGAGGATTAAACGGATTAAAAGGTCATTAAATATCGAGAGGTTAATAAGATGAAATTTGATGACGACCGTTGCGCTACTCAGCCTATACATAATAAAATCAATATAGGAGACAATATGTTATTTACAGTAGCTGAAGTAGCGGCAATCTTAAAGACAAATGTGGATTACGTCCACAAACTCAGAAAAGCGAAATTATTGCCATTCATCAAGCTCGGCTCCTTCAAGGTTAGGAAAGAGTCTTTGGAAATCTTCCTGCAAAAGTATGAAGGAAAAGACTTAACAGAGCCTACCAATATTAAGGAGCTCGACGATGGCAAAAATTAACGTAAGAGACAGGAACAGAAACAAGCCCGACAAGAAACCAAACTGGGAATACCGATTTGAGGCAGCTCGGGTTGATGGCAAAAGAAAGCACATATCCAAGGCTGGGTTCAAAACAAAAAAAGAAGCCTTGGAAGCAGGTGCTTTGGCGATGTCGGAGTATAATACGGCAGGACTTCACTTTGAACCCTCCGAGATTGGTGTTAATGATTACCTTGATTATTGGTATGAACAGTATTGCGTTACAAACTTAAAATATAATACGCTCGTGACATATCAAAACCTTATCAAGAAACACATTAAACCACACATAGGAATGTACAAACTTAAAAGTTTGAACCCTTCCGTATTGCAAGACTATGCAAACGAATTAAGCAAGAAAGGATATTCCATTTCTTATGTTTTTGGGATACTTTCCACCTTAAAGGTTGCTCTTGATTACGCAGTATTTCCCTTGAAATATATTCGAGACAACCCTATCACTTATATCAAGTTCCCTACTAATGGCAAGCGAAAACGTGCAAGGCAAGTAATAAGTCGCGAAGAATTTGAAAAAATAATGCAACGGTTCCCTTTTGGAAACCGCTTCCACATCCCCCTTCTCTTTGGGTGGTACTGCGGATTGAGAATATCAGAGGCGTTCGCTGTTACGTGGGAAGACATTGACTTTGAAAATAAAACCTTGAACGTTGACAAACAGATCATTAAGCGCAACTATGGTTTGGAAGAAAAGACTTCATTGCGCTACCGCAGAAACAACGAGAAATCTGCTTGGTATTTTGCTCCTCCAAAATATGACTCGTGTAGAGTGATAAAGATTGGAGACCACCTTATAGATATTCTCCGCCAAGAAAAGCAACGCCAAGAAAGTAACGAGCAACTCTATAGAGAATATTACACCACCTATGTGGCAGTAAATGAGATTGACGAGAAAGGTAATGAGATTACGAGAATTGTGCCGGTACAAAAATGTATTGAAACGGTTCAACCTCATATTAACTTCGTATGCGTTGAAGAGAATGGAATCTTCTCTACAACAGACACGTTCAAGTATGCGACTCGCGTCATTCAGGGACTAATAGAAACACCTTTTGACTTCCACTCGCTTCGTCATTCGCACGCTACGCTCCTTATAGAGAACGGTGTAAGCCCGAAAGCAGTACAGCAGAGACTTGGTCATAGAAGCATCGTTACGACGCTCCAGACCTACGTTAAAGCCACAGAGCATATGCAACAAGAAGCCGCTGACGCCTTTGAAGAGATAATGGCAACACCGCCCGCGGCATAAAGGAACAAAGATGAGACAGTTAATAATTGCAAGAAAGGATTTGAATATGTCAGCGGGTAAGTTGGCAGCGCAATGCTGCCACGCCTCTATGGCATTTATCACAAGCCCAATGCGCAACGGAAATTGCCAATGGGTTGGAACAGGCGGAATCACGTACAAAGCGGACATAGATACCGACGTGTACAAGGAATGGATTTGCGGTATTTTCACGAAAACAATTTGCGAGGCAAAGAACCGCAACCAACTTATGAAAGCTGTTACTATGGCAAACGAACTTGGTCTGATTGAGGGCAAAGATTTCTTTCTCATTAAAGACAGTTGTCTTACCGAGCTTGAACCAGAAGAAATTGATGAGAATGGCATCGGCAGAACACTCACTTGTATAGGTTTTCGTCCACTCCCTGATGATATTGCTCATCTCATCAGCAAAAAGTACCAGCTTTACAAATGATTTTTGTCCACCCGCTCTACAACCAGTGGACAATACGTGGACAAAAAGAAAAAGCGTGGACAATGCCACACTATATATTGTGTTTATCTATGCCGTTTTAACTATATCTTGTGAATTTAGCGAAAATAAGTGAAAGTGTTTCCTAATAAATTTGTTTTACTCAACAAAAAGATTAGGTTTCACTACGCAACATATTTAGACACTCACAACAGAAAAAAAGTGCCGCAATTAGCGACACTAAATCATATATTAACATTAAAAAACATCCACGCTCACCTACTGTTACTTAGGCGGCGTGGACAAATGGTGGACATAGAGAACTTTTACCCTTCTCACAGGCTCTTGACTACTTATCTCCATTATGATATAATGGAAATGCGTTGGCGGTGGACACAGTCTCCGCACAGCAAAAGGAGAATTTAATATGACATTAGCACTTGTCGTGCTCATAGTCTTCTTGGTTGTGTGGTTCTTTGACTCCGCAAAGAAAAAAGAAGACAAGCGCACATATAGAGAAAAAACAATAACGAACGTAAAGCGCCAGGATGAACTTTGGTGTAATAACTTTTCCAAAGTCATGTCTGACTTAGAAGAGATTAGTCAATCGATGACAGTAGACGGCAACTCAATAATGGAAACTATTGAGTCTCTATTTGTTAAATACGATATCCCTGATACGAGATCGGAAAGCGAAAAGATATCTGCGCTACAAAAACATTCGCGCCTATATAAAGAAGCTTGTAAATCAATTGCCGAAAACTATGAAGATGATTGTGCCTTTGCAAAAATTTTAGGCAATCAGCAACCAGCCCAACAACAATTGGGATTGCATGATTTAATATGGTATTATCCTTGGCAGCCACCGTATATTGATAGACCCGAACTATTCTTTGGTGAACCGAACGCCTCAATAACAATAGATGATATCGTATATAAATATGATAATTATGGACGTGCATCTAATTTGTTTGCAACAGAACCGGCTCGTTTAATTTTGCGTATATGCAACTTGCTAACTATAAGAGCGTTAGACGAAGAGAAGGTAAATTATAGTTGGAATAGGCAAGAGTCACCTTGGCAGCAATCCGATATGCGCATTAAGCAATACGAGGAAAATAAAAAACGCTATCCTTGGCTCTACAAATAATCAATCGCAATTTTGAGGCTTGCATCCCATTGCAACTCTCATTGCATCGGTCATTATCTTCCACTCGTCTTCGCTTATAATTATAGCCTTGCCTGAATTGGTTTTAACGGAATAGAAATCCTCCCCCATTGACGCATTATTTATAAAATCGTCGGCACGGTCAAGGAATTCATTTAGTTTTAACTCTGTCATAGGGCACCTCATTTGAAATTTGTATATACATTATATAATAAATGAGCATTAAAGGCAAGGTAAAAACTATCGCTTTTGAAAACGTAATTGAAAGTGGCGAAAATGTAAAAAATTTTTTAGGAAATTGCCGAAAATCTCTTGACAATTTCCTTTACATATGGTATTATAAAACATATTTAGACACATAATAGGATAAGTGCCGCCATTTGTGCGGTAATAAATATAAATATTATACGACATATTTAGACACAACGGAGAGAATTATGCTTTACTTTATGTTAGGTCTTATGTGCGGGGCTTTGCTTGCCCTGCTATACATAGATGGCGACAACAGACCGCCAAGATTTTAATTAAAAGTCTGAATAAAACTGATATTTTATTGAGGTGAAAATATGGACAAAAAGTTAACCTGTCCCTTTTGCGGCAGAGAAGTAAGAATTGTAGTCTGTGATGACGAAGGCAATATCCATCCAGACGAATACGAAGACGATCCGTGGAGCGGCTTAGGCTATATGTTAGTTCACGAGGAAGCCGACGGTGTTCACTGTCCTATCGCAACAGAACCAGATGAACCATTAGGTCGTTTAATTTATGACTCACGCGAAGAAGCTATCAAAGTTTGGAGTACACGAAATGGCTAATACGTTGGTAGTTAATCTATTTGGCGTTCCTGGCGCAGGCAAAAGCACGGGAGCCGCATACATATTCTCCTGCATTAAAATGGCAGGCATCAATGCAGAACTTATAACCGAATATGCAAAAGATAAAGTTTGGGAACGAAACGATGAAGCGTTCCGCAACCAAGCCTACATATTTGGAGAGCAATCTTATAGGATAAGCCGCTGCGCCGGTAAGGTTGATGTTATCGTTACCGACAGCCCGCTTCCTTTAAGTGTAATGTACAACAACGACGAACGACTTACAGAAAACTTTAACAAAGCCGTAATGGATGTGTTCAACACATACGACAACCTTAACTACCTCTTGCTGAGAGTTAAGCCGTACAATCCCGTTGGGCGTAAGCAGACTGAAGCTGAGTCAGACGCACTTGGTGCATCGGTTATCTCGCTCCTCAAAGACAGAAACATCCCCTACCGCTCCATTGAAGGCGATGTGAAAGGATATGACGAGATTGTTCGAGAAATTCTTTTAAGGATAAACGGAGAACAAATTATGAATGACATCACAGAGTTCAGAGGAAACAATTACTACCTAAGCAACTTCTACGAAAGAGACGTTACCTGTTTCGGTCTTACATTTAAGAATAATGAAGCGGCGTTCCACGCAATGAAGTGTCCCGAAAGAGCAAGCGAGTTTTGCGACCTCGACCCGTCGGCGGCAAAGAAACTTGGGCGACACGTCCAACTTCGTTCCGACTGGGAGCAAGTCAAAGAAGACATCATGCTCGAGGTTTGCCGCGCTAAGTTTATGCAACATCCTGACCTAAAAGAAAAACTACTCTCCACTGGTTCCGTACAACTCATCGAGGGTAACGATTGGAACGACAGAGAATGGGGTGTATGCAACGGTGAGGGCAAAAACAAGCTCGGAAAAATTCTTATGCGAATCAGAGAGGAACTTTCAAATGCGTAGCACAAAGAAGATTACTGCGAGAGACGCCGGATGGGACGCTCGCCTTGATAGCGTTACCCCATCGCTGAAAAGAACAGCAAGACGACAGCTTAACCATAAATTGCGGCAACAGCAAAAACTTGAGCTTCGTAATATGTCGGAAATATGCGTTTGTTGCGGAGCTCCTCTTGGCGACGCCGAACTTGGAAAGATGATCTGTAGCGAATGTAGTAAATCTGACACATAATTTTTTATCATTATAAAACATATTTAGACACAAGGAAACAATATGACAAACAAAGAAACATTCCTCGCTATCTGTAAAGAAGATATCAAGCGAGACGGTATAAACGATTTATTGAAGTGGCTTGAAGACAGCGACTTCTTCACTGCTCCAGCAAGCACAAGATTTCACGGAAACTATGAAGGCGGTTTGTGCGAGCACTCGCTAAACGTTCATAGAGAATTGGCAAGGCTGAACGACATCTACCAACTCGGCTATTCAAAAGAAACAATTGCAATCACCGCTCTCTTCCATGACCTTTGCAAGGTTAATTACTATAAGCGCGGAACACGAAATGTCAAAGACGAAAACGGCAACTGGGTTGTCAAGGAAGTCTACGAAGTTGACGAGAGAGTTCCACTTGGTCACGGTGAAAAGAGCTGCATCATTTTGCAGTGGTACATAAAGCTTTCACTTGAAGAATTACTCGCTATACGTTGGCACATGGGCGGCTTCGATTCCGCCACCAAGGGCGGCGATTACAGCTTGAGCAAGGCACAAGATAACTCGAAACTCGTAACGTTAATCAGCGTCGCTGATTTGTTAGCATCAAACCTATTTGAAGAAACAAAAAAATAAGGAGATAAATTATGGACGAAATGTTGGAAAATTTCAGACGCCATCTTGATAGATGCGTTGTCAACGAAATCCTCAAAACCCCAAGCTACACTGTACCCATTGGCGTAATAGGACTTGACCTTGCCGACAAGACAAGAAACATGAGGGTTATCTTTAACGACCCTACCACCATCTTAATTGTCGGCAACAAGAAGTACATTTCAAAGGCACACGATGAAAAGTTCGACGAAGAAAAAGGACTACTTATGTGTCTTGCCAAGGCGAGCGGTTATACTCACGCAAACCTTAAAAAGTTGCTTGCCAATGCACAACGCCAAACCAAGAAAAAATAATTTAAGGAGGCAAAAATGCCAGATACAGAAAAGTTAAACATTCATCAAAAGATTTTGAAGATTGCCGATGCTGCCGGTGTGCTTCAAAAAACAAAAGCGGGCTTTAACTACAGGTATGTACCCGAAGAGGAAATTCAAGCAAAAGTTACGGCTTGTATGCAGAAGTACGGAGTTATGCTCTACCCTTCCATCGTGCCAGGAACTTTGACCGTAGAACCCTATACATACCAAAAACCTAAAACGAAAAAAGGAAAAGATGACAAAGGCAAGGACATCATCATCGACTATACAGTTCCCGTTAACGAAGTCATCGTAAAAGCAGAAGTCGTTTATACGTGGGTTAACACAGACGACCCAAACGATAAATTTGAATGCAGATGGGCTTACATCGGGCAAATGGAAGACGCGGCACAAGCATTCGGCGCGGGCGCAACATACGGCAACAGATATTATCTGATGAAAGCATTGCAACTCGCAACAACTGAAGACGATCCCGACGAGTACAGAAGCAAGCAGAAAGAAGCCGAAAATTACGATTTGGAAAAGGGACAAAAAGCTGCGGCTGAAGAACTTGCAAAAGCTGTTAAAGAAGTTGTCAGCAAAGGCTCGGAGCTCATAAAGAAAGGATTTGTCCGCGAAGATGTTATGGCTGTTGTAGGAAAACTCAACGACGGCAACTCGAACCCTTCAAGCATTAAGACGCTTGAAATATGCGCGGCGGTTATGGAAGAGTTTAAGAAACTCGAAGCATCCAAAGACGATAAAAAGTCAGGCAAACCAAAAGGAGAAACAAAATGATTTTTAACGAAAATAAAATCTACGCAAAGGTATGGAAAGTAACGCCGTCCGAAAACGGTAAATATGTCGATCTGCAAATCACAACATCGGAAAAAGACAGCGACGGCAACTACGTCAACTCGTCGTGGTTCCCTCGCGTTATCGGCAAAGCGGTCAATACTCTCAAAGGATTAAAACGCGAAGACCGCATCATCATCACAAAATCGAAATTTACGAACGAGCGCAAGGATACAGAGAACGGCAAAAAATCCTTCTTCCGCTTCCTCATTCTCGAAGCAGAAATCGAAGGCAGCGAAAGAGCCGGCGGCAACACTCCCGCAAAAGAAGCTAAAAAGAACGATAAGCCGCAAGACGAACCAAGTACCGCGGCGGCTGAGGACGCTTGCCCTTGGTAAGCGGCGAGCCAAGAAAAGAACGGTATAGCTTTTCAAAGTTGTCGGCATTTCATACTTGTAAATACGGTTACAAGTTGACATACATAGACCACAAAAAAGGAATTGGAAATTGCTTCAGTTCCTATGGTCTTGAAGTCCATTCCATTATGGAAAGGTACGCAAAAGGTGAGCTTTCACTTTGGGATTTGGTTGGAATATATGAGTGGGAATTTGACGCGGCGGTGCCCGAAAAGTTCCCCTCCACCAAATATTGCAAAGATATGCGTAAGCTGTACTACGACCAAGGACTTGAATATCTTAAGAATTTTGCAGGATATGACGACAGAAAAATTTTAGAAGTCGAATCTCAATTCGATTTAGAAATTGATGATTGGATTTTTAATGGAATAATCGACTTAGTTTTTGAAGACAAAGATGGAAAACTTATAATACAAGACTATAAATCCAAGAGTTCTTTCAAAAATAAACGCGAGCAAGCGGAATACGCAAGGCAATTATATCTTTACGCATTGTATGTGAAGCAAAAGTATGGTAGATACCCAGATACACTTCGCTTTATGCTGATAAGGAAAAATAAAGCCATTGATATACCGTTCGTCGAAGCCGACTTAAACGAAGCGTTAAGTTGGGCGAAAGAGACGGTGAAAGAAATCCGTGAGTGTTGGGATTTCACACCGACGTGCGACGAGTTCTTTAGCGAGAACTTGTGTAATCATCGCGAATATTGCGAGAGCAAAATATAACATTGGAGGTATAGGCTTATTCTTGTCGAGAAAGAACAAATCATAAAAGCAAAGACAAAACTCGGCGAACGAAACGCCGAAATAATTGCGAACCTATTAAACCTCGAAAAGTACGATGCTGTAAATAAAAAAGCACTATGCCCGTGGCATTTGGAAGACTCACCGAGTTTCATATATAACCCAAAGACGTTCAGTTTTCACTGTTTCGGTTGTGGGAGGAATACAGACATCATCGATGCGTACACACACACGGGAATGACATATCTCGAAGCACTGCAAAAACTTTTTGAGGAAGCCAAAATCCCTATCTCTTTTGGAGAAAAGGGCGTAAGAACAAAGTATCAGTACAGATACCCGAAAGAAGAACCGTTGAACGACAAAGAACACGTCTATACATATTTGGCTCAACGGCACATATCAAAAGAAACGGTAGATGCGGTTGACGTAAGAGAAGACGCACACGGAAATATTGTCTTTAATTATTACGATACAAACGATGTGCTCTGTACAGTCAAGTACAGACCTTCGCATAAAATCGATAAGACACGTGGCGATATAAAGGCTTGGTGTCAGAAAGACGCCGACGTCACTCCACTATTGTTTAATATGAATAGAGTAAACACAACCTCTCCCCTATTGATTTGCGAGGGCGAAATTGATTGCATGGCTGCTATCGAAGCAGGCTTCACAAATGCAGTATCCGTCCCACTTGGCGCGAACAATTATGGCTGGATTGAGGAAAACTTTGACTGGCTCGAGCAATTCGATAACATCATCATATGTTCGGATAACGACGAAGCTGGTATTAAAATGCAAAAAGAATGCGTCTTCCGTCTCGGTTCTTGGAGAACAAAGTTTATTGATATACCTCCGTTTCATTATGATGCGGAACAAGATAAGAAGTTCCCAATGAAAGATATCAATCATGTTCTTTACTATGAGGGTAAAGACGCGGTTCTCGAACTCATACATAACGCGAAAGACTCTCCTGTTGATAGCGTCGCAGATTTTGCCGACATTACGAACATAGACCTCGACCAAATTGACGGAATAAAAACAGGCATACCAGAACTCGATAAGCGTTTAATGAAGTTGTTCTACGGAACATTCACTATCGTAACGGGCGTTAACGGTTCTGGCAAATCTTCGTTCCTGTCGCAACTTGTGTGCAATGCGATAGACGAAGATAAGAATGCGTTTCTCTATTCTGGTGAGTTGCCAAACTTCCAAAGTAAAAACTGGATTAACTACATTCTCGCCGGTCAACGTAACGTTCGAGAATATAGTTTCAACGGAGCAACTTACTGGAAAGTAACACCAGATGCACAAAAGAAAATGAACGAACATTATCGCGGCAAACTCTTTATTTACAAGGACGGCTATGATCACAAAGTAGACTCCATTCTAAAATCTATGGAAGACTCCACAAGAAAATATGGATGCAAGCTACATATCATAGACAACTTGACGTCAGTAAACCTCGAAGCAAACGAGCAGAACAAGTATCAAAAGCAAGAAGAATTTGTTACACGGCTCATAGATTTTGCAAAGAAATATAATGTCGCGGTTCTCTTGGTTGTGCATCCACACAAAATCGAGCAAATGCGTAGGCTCAACAAAATGGATATTCAGGGTATATCGGCAATTATCGATTTAGCCCACAGAATTTTAAGTTTGTATAGAGTTACGCAAGAAGATAGGCGCGGCGTTCCAAATAAGCGCGGCGGCTGGTACAAAGAGCCAATTAAGTTCGATGTCTTATGTGACATCTTAAAAGATAGATTACTTGGCTTCGAGGGCAGTTCCGCCGGTTTGTATTATGACAAACCATCAAGACGCTTCTTTGTTGACGAAGAGTCTCTCGATAAACGATATGGTTGGGATGACGAAGAGTACGCTGGCGCACTCCCCTTCCCACCGCCTCAACTTTATCAGCAAGATGAAGAAGAGATTTATGGACACATTTCTGGAGAAGGCTAATGAAAGTATTTCAAAACTACCATCGTCATGCGATGTACACAAACGTAAGAATATCCGACTCGGCTGTAACCCCTAAAGATTACGCCGAGAGGGCGAAAGCCCTTGGACACGGTATCCTATCATCTGCTGAACACGGATGGCAAGGTAACTACTTTGAAACGGTTCGGCTTGCAAAAGAATACGGTCTCAAACCACTTATAGGTGCCGAGGCATACTGGGTAAAAGACAGGACAGAAAAAGACAGAACAAATTGCCACATCTTCTTGGGAGCTAAAAACGAATGCGGCAGACAAGCATTGAACGATGTTTTGTCCGAGGCAAACCTCACAGGTTTCTATGGACAGCCGAGACTTGATGTACCACTGCTCCTCTCGCTTCCAAAAGACGACTTGATTGTAACAACGGCTTGTATAGCATATTGGCGTTATGAAGATATCGAAGATATAACCGCCGCCCTTGCAAAGCATTTCGGCAAAAATTTCTTCCTTGAAGTTCAGTATCACAACACAGAGTCTCAGCGCGAACTCAACAAAAGAATATTGCGCTTACACAACGAACTTAAGATACCCCTCATTATGGGGTGCGATAGCCACTACATAGGCGCAGATCAAGGTCAAACACGAACCGACTTCCTCGTATCGAAAGGGTTAACATACCCCGACGAGGAAGGCTGGTTCCTCGACTATCCTGACGGCGACACTGCATATGAAAGATTTGCAAACCAATGTGTGTTAAGCCATAACGAAATTAACGACGCTATGGACAACACAAGCGTGTTTCTTGAAGTCGAAGAATATGACAGTCCCATCTTCAACACCGAGATTAAAATGCCCTCGCTCTTCCCTACTTTGTCGCAAGAAGAAAAAAATGAGAAGTACAAGAGCTTAGTGTGGAGTGGTTGGGAAGAATACAAAAAGCAAGTGCCCGAGGATAAATGGGCTTTGTATGAGTCTGAGATTGAGAAAGAAATTAAGACAGTCGAAGACACCAAAATGGCTGACTACTTCATCGACAATTATCATATCATCCGCAAAGGAAAAGAGAACGGCGGATGGCTAACAAAAAGCGGACGTGGTTCCGCAGTATCGTTTATCACGAATATGCTGCTTGGTTTTACTGAAGTTGACAGAATTGCAGCCAAAGTACATATGTATCCCGAGCGTTTTATGAGCGCAACAAGAATTCTACAAAGTGGTTCCTTGCCCGATATCGACTTCAACTGTGCACCAGTAGAACCATTTGCAAGAGCGCAACAAGAGATACTTGGCGAAGATCACGCCTATCCTATGGTAGCTTACGGCACGATGCAAAAATCTGCCGCATGGAAACTTTACGCTAAATCACAAGGCATTTCTTTTGAAATAGCCAATGCGGTTTCCGAGCAGATTAAAAAATACGAGACAGCCGTTAAACACGCTCCCGAAGATGAAAAAGACGACATTAACGTCTTTGATTACATCGACAAAGAGTTCCACGAAATTTATGAACGAAGCAAGGAATACCTTGGTTTGGTTACGTCGTGGAGTATTGCGCCTTGCTCCTATCTGCTTTATGAAGGCAGCATAAGAAAAGAAATTGGACTGGTTAAAGTTAAAGATCATATTTGCTGTATAGTTGATGGTCATGTAGCAGAAGCAAACCATTTCTTAAAGAACGACTTGCTGAAAGTTTCGGTAGTTGATCTTATCTACCGCGCTTACCATCGCATTGGTATAGAACCTCCGACCGTAACAGAACTTTTGAAAATGTGCCCGCCGGAAGATAAGGCGTGGGAAATCTATGAAAAAGGTTGCACGCTCGGCATTAACCAATGCGAGCAGACTGGTACTGCCTCAAGAGTGACGAAGTATAAACCGAAGAACATATCTGAGCTTGGAGCATTTGTGGCAGCAATCCGCCCAGGGTTCAAGTCGATGTATAAAACATTTGAAGAACGCAAGCCGTTTGCTTATGGTGTAAAAGCATTCGACGAATTGATACAAACGGATGAAATGCCGAGTAGCTTCCTACTCTATCAAGAGCAGGAAATGGCAGCATTAAACTACGCAGGAATTGATATGAGCGACTGCTATACCGCGATAAAAAACATCGCAAAAAAACGTGTCGATAAAGTTCTTGCATATAAAGAGAAGTTCATCAATGGCTTCTCAAAAGTAATGATTGAAGATGAGCACAAGGCTCCAGAAGAAGCAGCGCAATTGTCGCAAGAACTGTGGCAGATTATCGAAGACTCGTCAAGATACTCATTCAACGCATCACACTCTTATTGCGTTGCTTTGGACAGTCTTTATGGGGCTTGGCTTAAAGCACACCACCCGTTAGAGTTCTATGAAGTGTTGCTCACCCTTGCAGAACAAAAGGGCGACAAGGATAAAATGAACGCCCTTAAAGAAGAAGCAGAAAGCTACTTCAATATAAAGTTCCCACCATTTAGATTTGGACAGGACAACCGTTCAATTAAGGCAGACATTGAAAATAATTTGATTGTAAACTCTCTTTCCGCAATAAAGGGATTTAGCCTTTCAGTTGGCACAGCCCTATATGATTGCAGTAAAAATAACTTTACTTCTTTCGTTGACGTGCTTGCGTGGCTGGATAAAAGAGCGCTTAAAGCCTCAAAGGTTAGACCCCTCATTACAATCGATTACTTCCAACAGTTTGGCAACATTAACGAACTTCTTTCTATCCTTGATTTGTGGGAGCTGTTAAAGCAAGGTAAAGCAAAGTCGGTCAGAAAAGACAAAGTAACATCCATTGTTGTGCAGCGGATATTGTCGTACAACTGTTCAACTACGAACAAAGACGGTACAGAGTCTGCCTCTTCCAGAATGGAAAATGAACAAACGAC